GCTCACCACAGGCATTCATGTCTGTAAACGTTGTATCTAACCTACAGGTACAAGTTGCGATCTACGGATTTATGGCAACAATCGCCAAGATGCCTTACGGAATCATCAAGTACGCAAAGGCTTAATTAAGTAAATCAGTAATCTCTGGGGTTTAGTAGCCCTAGCCCCAGAGAGCTATTAGCAAAGGAGTAGAGCATGGCCGCTGTTTACGTGACCAAGAGCGAATTAAGAGCGAATCTCGGTATTGGTTCTCTCTACTCCGATGCAACAGTAGAAGAAGTTTGTCAAACTGCAGAAGATTTATTAAAACAATATTTATGGTTTAACGATGCACCAGTAGTGGCAGCTGGATTAGAAAACAATGTAGCCACATTAGTATTAGCAAACCCAGGTATATTTGTAAAAGGTCAAACAATTAGTGTAGAAGGCTGTGGCAATATCTATGGTGGCCAGCATGTAATTACTGGCACAATACCTGGCATTAATATTCCTGTAAGTATTACTACAGCATTTTGGTCATTTTTTACTAACTATTCATGGCCTAACGGTTATTCATTTATTCAGTTTGCAAAGGTACACGCAGACGATCCATTCCATCGCATAATTCCTAGTGGTAAAGCATCTGGACAAGACACGAAAGAAGATGATTACAGTGCGATCCCTGCCATTCGGGAAGCGGCGATGATAGTTGCCGTAGATATCTGGCAAGCACGTCAAGTGAGCCAGACTGGTGGGGTAGGTATGGATGGGATCAGTGCCAGCCCTTATCGGATGGGTTATCAGCTGATTAACCGAGTGCGTGGTCTCATCCAGCCTTATTCAGCACCCGCATCACTGGTAGGCTAATGGCCGCAATAACTACACTCCGTGGCACACTTGCAACAGATTTAACTAACGCAGGTGTTTGGTCAGTATTTAGTTATCCACCAGCTACATTATTGGCTAACAGCGTGGTAATTACTCCTGGCGATCCGTATATCGTGCCTACAAACAATGACCACATTACATTAGCACCACTGGCTAATTTTAGAATTTTAATGGCAGTACCAGCCCTGGATAATCAAGGCAACCTAAAAGGCATGGAAGATTTTATAGTAGCAGTTGTAACTAAATTAGCAGCATCATCATTGGTGCTTAACATATCAAGTGTCTCCGCTCCAGCTATAACAAGTGCGGCAAGTGGAGATTTATTAACGTCAGAAATAACAGTATCCATACTAACGAGCTGGAGTTAAAATGAGCAGAGAAGACGATTTAGCCTTCTTAATCAAGACAGGCCAAATAAAAGAAGAACCAAAAGGCAAAGCAGCAACCAACAAGAATGACGAGGAGTAACAATGGCAATATACTTAAATAATAACGTCGGCGTTAAGTTGGCTACCAACGCAGCGCCTACAACACCATCTATTGACATCAGCGCATACGTATCAAGCGCAGTAATTAACAAGGTGGTAGATGAGCTAGAAATTACAGCTATGGGAGATGCATCCCACAAATACGTGGCTGGATTAGAAAACTCAACATTTACTATTGACTTTAACAATGACTGGGCAGCAAGCCAAGTTATGCAAACACTAAACGATGCATTCGGTAAGACTTTATCAGTGTCAGTTATCACTGTTAAAGGTACTGCCGTATCAGCTGCTAACCCAACGTACCAATTCTCAATATTGGTAAACAACCTAACTCCACTAGGTCAGGGTGGCGTGGCTGAAATTGCAACTTCTTCCATGACATTTACAGTAAACTCCGTGGTAACAGTATCGCCATCTGTGGCGTTCTAATTAAGGAGTAATAATGGCAAAGCTAAAGATAACAAGGGCTAATGGTGATGTATCTGAGCACAAAATCACACCAGGTGTCGAGTACGCTTTCGAATTAAAATACGGCGCTGGAATTTCTAAAGTCCTACGTGAGCACGAAAGGCAAACCGAGATATTTTGGTTAGCATACGAATGCTTGCGTAGGTCTGGCGCACAGATACCTTTATGGGGTACTGAGTTTATTGATACTTTAGAAACTGTAGAGGTTTTAGACGAAGAAAAAAAATAGTACGGCGTGATTCTTTAGTTTATAGCATCGCTGCATTAAGCGTTGAAACTGGGATAGCGCCAAGTGAGTTCATTAATATGGACTCAGAAATGATTAATGCAATAGTGCAGGTTTTGAACGATAGAGCCAGGAAGGTCAGAGATGCCAGTAGAGGTCGTAGGCGTTAAAGACGTTATCAATGGCTTAACGTTTATTGATGAAGATATGTACAGGCGTGTTAAAGCTGCCGTAGAACCTGTCATGAAAGGCGTAGAAGCCAAGGCTAAAGGATTTGTAGCAAGCAACACCGATGTACTATCTGGCTGGACTAAACCAATTCAATCAACTGTAGATTATCGGCCATTTCCTAAATATGATGCTGATACTGTTCGTGGTGGTATTGGGTTCAAAGAAGGACAAAACCGCAGGTTTAGCAGTGGTTACCAGGTAGAAAGTTATGTTTACAATATCAGCGCAGCTGGTCGTATCTATGAGACTGCAGGTAGATTAAACCCACAAGGCCGAGCACCATTTACTTCAATTAATGAAGGTGGTAGCACAATGGCCTTTAAGCAATCAGGTAGCGCTAAAAGCAGAAGTCGTGCTAGATCAGCTTATAACTCTAATAATCCGTTTGCTGGCTATCAGTTTGTTACTGACCTACCTACACTTACATCACAGCCTAGAGTTAAAGGTGCTAGAGGTGGTGGTCGTAAGACTAAAGGCCGTTTAATTTACAAGGCATGGGCGCAAGATAGTGGTGATATTTATGGCGTAATAGTTAAAGCCATTAATGCCACAGCTACGCACTTTAATAAGACTACAGAAAAGAAGGTCGCATAGTGGCCAATATAGTCGTATCCGCACTTAGTACTTTTAATAACAAAGGCCTTAAAAAAGGTAAGAAAGAAATCAGTATATTTGAAAAGCAAGTCAAATCTTTTCAAAGAACTTTTTTGGCAGCATTTTCAGTAACAGCATTAACTAGATTTAGCAAAGAAGCAGTAAAGGCGTTTGCAGCTGACGAAAAAGCAGCCAGAGCTTTAGAAGTACAATTAAAAAATACAGGTTTTCAATTTAGTTCACCAGGCGTAGAGTTATATATATCTAATTTACAACGTGCTACTGGTGTATTAGATGATGAATTACGCCCCGCATTCCAGCAATTATTGACAGTAACTGGCTCAATAACTAAGAGCCAAGATGCACTAAACACAGCATTAAACGTAAGTGCAGCCACAGGTCAATCTTTATCTCAGGTAACTTCTGCATTATCTAGGGGTTATGCTGGCAATACCACAGCATTGACTAGATTAGGTGTAGGCCTTAATAAGACATTATTAAAAGCTGGTGATATGGATGCAATCATGGCTGAACTCAATGACAAGTTTGCGGGTCAAGCACAAGCCAGATTAACTACCTATGCTGGAAAAATGGATTTATTAAAAGTTGCATCAGAAAATGTTAAAGAAGAAATTGGTAAAGGTATTTTAGGTGCTTTAGATGCTTTGAGTAAAGATACAAGCATAGAAGATACAACTAAGAAAATGGAAGATTTAGGTAAGCAAACAGGCGATACCATTACTGGTTTAGGCGTATTTATCAAAACTTTAAGCGATATTCCTGGTATTGGTATGGTTGGTAGAGCAGCTTATGAAACTAGTATTTTTGGATTACTGGCTAGATTAGGCAAAGAAAATAGACCAGCCAGAGAACTGCCAGCAAATGAACAACGTGCAGCTGGAAGAATAACTGCTCAACAATTTAGAATAGAAGTTAAACAAAAGAAAGAATTAGATCGGTTACGTGCCGCAGAAATTGCCAAGTTAAAAGAAAAAACAGCCGTAGATCAGTTAAAAGATAAATTTGATATAGAGCGCATTGGACTAACCAAAGCACTTAATGAAGCTACAGATGAAGAAATTAAATTACGTTTAAGAGCACAGTTAGCTATATTAGATAATAATGAAGCATTGGCTAAAAAAATATTAGCTGAAATGAATGCCGCTAAAGCAACAGAAGAAATGGTAGCAGCTTTAAGATTGGCAATAAGAGCCATTTTAGATTCAGTTAAACCACAATTAACTACCTTAAAAGCTTTAACGGCACCGAGTGAACAAAATCTTAGAAGTAATGTAAGTACTATTTTAGAATCGACTAAACCCGCTCAAAGGGCTTTAGAAAGCTTGATAAATCCTAGTGAGCAAAATTTACGCAACACTATTTCAGATACATTGAATCAAGTTGCGCCTAGTTTAAGTGCATTAAATCAATTACTAAATGCTGCAGGTATTCAAAGCACATCTACAAGCACTCCAATGGATATACGTATTACAGTAGATGGTGGTGGTGATAAATTAAGCCAGGCAATCGCAGAAAGTATTCAAGTAGCAACTAGATCGGGATATAGCACAGTACCCGCTGGGTTTATTGTATGACAGTACCTGTAGTAAATGCAATTATTAATTTTAGTACTGGGCCAAGTTTTGCTGAGGCATTCATAATTGGATCAGGCGTATTAGGCACAAACGTATTGGCCGATTCAACAGCTGTAATTGTTGATGTATCTAACCAGGTTAATCGTATTGAAACCCGCAGAGGTCGTACAGCATTATCAGATCAATTTCAAACAGGTAATTTAACTTTACGTATTGTAGATCAAAATGGCGACTTTAATCCAGAAAATCCATCTAGCCCTTATTACACATATTTAACACCGATGAAGAAAGTGCAGATAACAGCTACCTATGGTTCTACAACTTATCCTATATTCTCTGGGTTTATTACAAGCTACGTTACTACTTATCCTCGTGAGGCAGAAGATGTAACTTATACAACCATCCAAGCGGTAGATGCTTTTAGATTAGCTCAAAATGCTCAGATAACCACAGTTGCAGGTACAAGTGCTGGTCAGTTATCAGGAGCTAGAATCAATAACATATTAAATCAAATATCATGGCCAGCATCAATGCGTGATATTGATACAGGTTTAACTACATTACAAGCAGACCCAGGCACTAATAGAACTGCTTTAGCTGCATTAACTACAGTAGCCCAAAGCGAATATGGCGCATTATATGTAAATGCTAATGGTGAATTTGTCTTTCAAGATAGAACAGTTACTATTAATTCAATAGGCGCAACACCAACAGTGTTTGCCGATGATGGTTCAGGTATTGATTATGCCGATGTAGCCTGGGTGTTAAACGACACACTTATTTTTAATAAAGCCACAGTAACTAGGGTTGGCGGCAGTCCTCAAGTGGCCAGTAACCAAGCCAGTATAGATAAATACTTTTTGCATTCTTACTTCTTAGATGGCCTACTTATGCAAACTGATGCGGTAGCCCTAGATTATGCTCAGGCTTATGTAGCCAGTAGAGCTGAAACTTCTATCCGATGCGATGCGGTAATTTTAGACCTATACACGCCTAACTACAATTCAGGCATTATTGCAGCTTTAGACCTAGATTTCTTTGATCCTATTACTGTTAAAACCACCCAGCCAGGTGGGTCAGTATTGGAGAAAACCTTGCAGATTTTTGGCGTGAATATGAATATAACGCCGAATAGTTGGAAAACCACGTTTACAACCCTAGAACCTGTCATTGATGGGTTTATAATAGGCAACGTGAACTATGGCGTACTAGGTCAAAACGTTCTATCTTACTAAGGAGTAATAATGGCAACAGGATTTCCAGCAGCAACAGGTGATGTACTTAGTGCTGCTATGTATAATGGTCTAACTTCATTTACTGTAGGTACTGCACAAACAGCAGATTATACACCAGTACTTAATGAGCAATATCAAGCTTTAATTATTATGAATAAAGCAACTGCGGTAAACTTCACAATTCCGACAAATGCCTCAGTTGCATATCCTGTTGGTACAGCTTTAACAGTGTTAAATATTGGCGCAGGTACATTAACAATTAAAGCAGTCACTTCAGGCACTACGACAGTTTTGTCTGCTGGCACTGTAGCTGCTCAACCTACATTAGCTCAATACAAAACAGCAGTTTGTATTAAAACTGCTACTGATACTTGGTATGTAGTTGGAGCGATTGCATAATGATTGGTAATTTAATAGCTGGCACATTAGGAGTTGGTGCACCACCAGGTATTTCTTTTGAAATATTAGCAATAGCAGGTGGCGGTGGTGTTGGCAATTTAGGTGGCAATTATGGTTTGTCAGGTGGCGGTGGTGCTGGCGGCGTTAAATATGTTAGCGAAAGTTTAGTTATTGGAAATAGTTATACTGTAACTGTTGGCGCTGGTGGAAATGGTGCTACTGGTAACAATTCAGAATTTGGATTAAATATCGCAGATGGTGGCGGTGCTGGTGGTGGCACTACTGGTAATGGTGGCGCAGGTGGTTCGGGTGGTGGCGCAGGTGGTGGTAATTTCACTCAGAGAACTGGCGGCACTGCAACTTCTGGACAAGGTAATAATGGTGGCGGTAACTCTACAACTGCAAGAGCTGCAGGTGGCGGTGGCGGTGCTGGTGCAGTAGGTGAAACTGTAACAGGCGATCAAGGTGGTAATGGTGGAGCAGGAACCTCTACTTATTCAGCTTGGGGTAGTGCTACTGGTACTGGTCAGAATGTTGGTGGAACTTATTTTTATGCAGGTGGTGGCGGTGGTGGTGATAGAGCATCAAATCCTGGTGGTACTGGTGGTAATGGCGGTGGTGGCACTGGTTTTGGTGGCGTATATGCAACTGGTATTGCAGGTGCTAATGGCACAGCAAACACTGGTGGCGGCGCAGGTGGCGCATCAGATTGGACAACTACTGCACCACCAAGTTCAACTGGTGGCTCAGGTATTGTTTTAATTAGAACTACAGGTACTTATACAGCTACAAGTACAACAGGTTCTCCTACTAGAACTGTAAGTGGTGGTTATACATATTATCACTGGACAGGTTCAGGAAGTATTACAGTATAATGGCACACTTTGCACAATTAGATGAAAACAATTTAGTTATTAAAGTTATTGTAGTACACAATAATGAGTTAATTGAAAATGGTGTTGAATCAGAATCTAAGGGTATTGCATTTTGTCAATCATTATTTGGCGGTAATTGGGTTCAAACATCATTTAATCACAATATAAGAAAACAATTTGCAGGAATTGGTTATACATATGATTCTGATTCAGATGTATTTATAGCACCACAACCTTTTGCATCCTGGTCATTAGATAATAATTTTGATTGGCAAGCGCCCATAGAAAAACCCGAAGGTCATTGGTATTGGGATGAAGAGATAGGGAATTGGGTTGAAGCCTAAATTATGCGCAGCTGGTGTGCAGTTAAGAGATCAGATTGATACCTGGTATCCAGATCGCAGGACTACCAGTGATGGGTGGATTGGTGATGCTCGTCATTCCACCACCAGATCGGATCATAATCCAGACGAATCTGGGATCGTCCGAGCCATTGATATTGATTCTCGCTTGGATTCATCCGAGCAACTCTCGATATATTTGGCTGACCAGATCAGGGTATGTGCAAAAACCGATAAGCGTATATCTTACGTAATTCATAATGGCTTTATTGCATCAAAGATTATGGGTTTTAAGTGGCGCAGGTATCGTGGCATAAACCCACATAAGCGGCACATCCATATTAGTTTTACAAAGTTAGGCGATGAAAATAGCAAACCATTTGATATACCACTACTAGGGGGAAAAATATGAAGTTATCAAACAAACACAAGGCAGCAATTAAGTCATATTTAAGAGCTGTAGCAGCTAGCGGCGTGGCATGTGCATTGGCTATTGCAGCTGATATTCACCCTGCCTATAGCGCTTTATTAGGTGCAGCAGTAGGACCACTGGTTAAGGCTCTTGATCCTAACTCTGGCCTAGAAGTTGATTATGGAATAAATGCAAAATGACACCAAACGAATGGGTCGCCTTTGGCGTAGGCGTATGCTCTATCGCAGGAGCTTTATTAGTGGCTCTACGATGGGTTATTAAAAGTTTTCTTAGTGAGTTAAAACCTAACGGCGGTAGTTCTATGAAGGATCAACTTAATCGACTAGAAAAGCGTGTCGATGATCTGTTTACTTTAATTAGTAAGTCATAATTTTAATATGGCAACTACACGTAAACGCAAGAAGATTAATAGGCGTAGGGTGCGTAAGACACCAGAGCCATTAACTAAACTTGAAGTTTTCTATATTGCTAAACATACGATGTTTACTGCTGCTCGCAAGGCTGGATTTTCTGAATCCGTAGCCCTGTACCTAATGGATAATCCTGATTCTATGCCTGACTGGATCGTAGGCGATAAGGGCATTATCCCAACTATCCCTACTCCAGATGAGGAAGAAGATTAAAGCCAATCGCAGGTATTTAATAACGCCAGATTTACAAATTCCGCTACACCATTCAAGAGCTGTCTCTAACTTAATCAAAATGGCTAGGCGTGAGAAATTTGATTTTGTATTAAATGTAGGCGATGAGATGGATTTAGGTTCTCAAAGTCGTTGGGCTAAAGGCACAAAACTAGAATTTGCAGAGACTTTAGATGAAGAAAGAAAATTAGGCCAGGAGATCCTTTACGATCTAGGCACTACAGATATTGTTAGATCAAATCACACAGATCGCATTTACCAGACTTTGTTAAAGGGTGCGCCATCACTTATTGGATTGCCTGAATTGGCTTATGAGAAATTTATGGATTTTAGCTCACTTGGCATTAGATTCCACAAAAGAGCTTATGAGTTTGAAAAAGGCTGGTACTTGGCTCATGGCGACGAAGGCAACATGTCTAAGCATGCAGGTATAACAGGCCTTAATTTAGCCAAGAAATGGGCTAATAGCGTGGTTTGCGGGCACTCGCATAGGCAGGGTGCAGTCCGACACCAAACTGGCTTAAACGGCCGTTATTCAACGATTTGGGGCATCGAGGCGGGGCATTTAATGAATATGAAGGCTGCCAGCTATTTGCGATATAACTCAGCCGACTGGAATATGGGCTTTACTGTGCTCAGTTTTGGCAAAAAAGGACACCAAGTAGAGCTTATCCCAGTTAATCACGATGGCTCATTCACGTATAACAGGCGGACTTACTCCTAATAACGTTATCAAATCGTTATCAAAAATAACCCCTAAATCATCCACAAAGTCATACACAGGTGCCACACTATTTCCATGCCACAAATGGTGAGCATAGAAGGTAGGGCTACATGAGCTTCGAAAATGCAGTGTTTTTATGTATAGGGATTATTACCCTTTACTGGTTTGTGGTTTTGAAGGTTGAAGATCGCAAGCAAACGCATTACTGGCGTGGTCGTAAAGATGGCTGGGATATGCATAGAAGAATGACACAAAACAAAGCAGACCAGGTGTTTAACTATGACGACTACAAGTGAGCAACTGTTTGACCACGTTACAGAGACCATCCATCAAAGAGGTTCAAAGTACGGCCATCCGTATCCGCAGCATAAAAGGATTGCAGAGCTGTGGAGTGCCTACCTTGGCTATCCAATTACAGCTAACCAAGTCGCTATGTGTATGGCGATGGTCAAAATCAGTAGAAGCGTGGAATCTCCACAGTATCAAGACAACTACGCAGATGCGTTGGGTTATATTGCAATATCCAAAACATGTCAGGATGCGATGACCGATAGCGCACTAGATTGGCAGGAATAATGGCCTTTGATTTAAGTCAGTATGAAACAGTAGATGAAAGATTACATAAATGGTGGAAGGATTATCCAGATGGAAGAATCGAGACAGAGTTACTTGAAGCTAGTGCCAACAGATTCATCGTTATCGCTAGAATCTTTAAGACAGAAGCCGATCTCAAAGCGTGTGCTTCGGGGATTGCGTTGGAGACTATTAGTGATAGGGGCGTTAACGCAAATTTCGCTCTACCTAATGCGGAAACAAGTGCGATTGGTAGGGCGCTTGCAAACGCAGGTTTCTCAGCTAAAGGTAAACGACCTAGCCGAGAAGAAATGGCATCAGTAAATGAAAAAGAAAACAAAGTCATATATGGTCGGCCAGGCTCTAGGTCAGCTGCGGTTGAATCTGCGTTACGTCAGGCTTTCTCGACGAATGAAAGCAAAGCCACCGATCCTACGCCTGTATCGTGGAGTGTTGGTGATGTCGTTGATGTCGTTAATAGCGGAGAACCAAACCCGCCGCCTGAATGCGAGCACGGACACATCCTTAAAACAGGATTAACGAAAACAACCAAAAAGCCGTATTACGGATACGTCTGTAAAGAAGGCGTTAAAGAGCATGCACGTTGGGCTAAAGTCACAGCTGCAGGTGGTTGGTATTTCCCTGAGGACAAGGAGTAATTATGGGCTACATAGCGTTTATTAACGGCAAAGGAGTTCAGGTCGTTATGGATGATAATGGTGTGCATTTAGAAGAATCTGTCATCAAGTGTGAAGTCTGCGATGATGACCGAGTATTCAAAGATGGCACATGCTTTAGATGTCATGAGTTGATTAATCGTGACTAGATTCAAATGTAATGGTTGCAAACGCCCTACAGAATTTCTGTGGCTTGAAAGCATTGATTTAGGTGAAGGTTACAAAGCGTATCAATGCATGAGCTGTGGTTGTACTGGGGTAAAAAACGTGGCCGAAGCTTTGGATGTGCCTGATTCAGACATATCCAGATGTGATAAGTGTGGTATGTGGAAATTTATAGCCGTGGACTGCCACACTTGTTCACTGATTGGAGCAAAGTAATGCCTAATTATGAATATAGCTGCAGAGAATGTGGAACTTATGGTTCTGTCTATCGAACTTATAAAGAAGATGATCCTGGTATGGATTGTCCTAAATGCAAAATCGCTATGAATCGTTTGTATTCAGCACCAGGTTTAGTGTTTAAGGGCACTGGATGGGGCAGCAAGCCGTGATAAAGCCATTTAGCTTACAACTTTACGCTGACAATGATAATGCTAAAGAGCTTGTTATTAGATGGCTAGAAGGCCAGGGGTTTACAGCTTGGGTTAATCCAGATGAGTATGGGATTGATCTTATATTTCATAATAAAGATGGCGATTACTATTATGCAGAGGTAGAAGTCAAGCATAACTGGGAAGGTGTCGCATTTCCGTTTAAATCCATACACTTTCCCAAGCGTAAAATTAAGTTTGCTAATCCTAGATCAGTGTTTATTATGCTAAAAAAACGCCCACCTTTACGGCTATTACACGATTTACACAGGCTTTGTAAGTTATCTAATGCCCAAGTATCACCACCTTTAACACGTGGATAGATGTGATCGACTGTATCGGCTACCCCGTGGCAAATGCTACAAATCCAGCCATCCCTGTCGAGGACGACGATGCGCAATTTTTTCCACTTACCACTACCTAACGCTTCTTTACTCAATGCCATCCTTTACGCTTGAAGTGATCTAATGCTTTACACATAGAACCATGTCTATTTAGATTATAGGCAATACCCCAGTCTATCTGCTTATACCCATCAACCTTAGCCAAGTACTTACTCCTACCTTGTGGTATGCCGTAATGACTACCATTCTTAGCTTTAGGATTCCATCTACTTTCTTTATGATAAAGCTCATCTAAACAGTAGAACTCAGTAAATGAATGATTTAACTGAATAAAAGCATATTGCTTGTAATGAATAGGTTTATCAACTGCAACGGAATAATCTTTTGAAAAGCAAAGGCTAAATGCAATTAGCAAAGAGGTCGCCCAAACTCTGCGCCTTCCGAGCCTGGCCTTGGGCGGCTCAGCTTTTCGATTTAAGATCGAACGCTTTTTTAGGGTAGCATACCTTGTCAAGTTACGCAAGGATTTCGACAAAAACGTAAATTCTAAAATCATCTGTATCTATCCAATTCTCATCAAAGCCATTCATAATGTGACCTCAATGAACTCCTCGTTTTCGGTGTAAATAGTGTTTTTAATGATTATGGGTGATTCCAATAACTTCTTACCAGGTATAACTATTAGTTGAGATCGATCTTTGTTAAGCATGATAAAGACTG